TCGTTGATGCGTAATGCGTCAGCTAATCCGTCAATACCTGCCTTCATTCTAGCAACTAAGTTATCACGGTCATAACTTCGTTTGTCTGGTGGTATAAACGTCATTTCTAAAACTAATTTTTCTGGTATGTTTTCATATACACCTCGATATTTTTTTAACTGTTCTTTCGATACGCTGTAACAATCTTTTCTGTATTGTTTTTTTGCTGCTGCTAACTTTGCCCAATGCAATCTTTTGTTTGGCGATAAATCTGATGGTGGCCAACCCAATACTATTTCAATCATTTATCTAAATTGTGGTCCGTCCATCCAAGCAACAAGACTATATCTTGTACCAGATGTAACAGGTTTTACTCTATGTACCACCCATGATGGAAAAACACAATATGACCCTGCTTGCATGGGAATTGTGATTTGCGTTTGATTAACAGGGTTGTAATATTCAAATTCACCTCCTTTAAAATTATCATTTACTAAAAATGATATAGATAATTTTCTTGTGCGTTGATCTTTTTCTTTTATAGGAGATTGATCAATGTGCCATCTATACTCCTGATTCTTTTCGTATTTTGTAACTTGTATGTTATCTGAAAAATGTATTAAATCATAATGAAAATAATCTGTGTTTGTATTTATCATTATGTTATGTAAAATGCCGGCAATCCAACTATCTACATACAACCAAGCGTTTGTTGATGACCGTGCAGTATTATCACCTGTTGCACTTGATTCATAATTACCGCTTTTACAAATCTTTAATATTTCTTTGAGCATACTTTTAGGTATGTATGAATTTGCATTAATACAAGTTCTTTCTGCAAAACATCTATTGTAATTTTCCATATTATTTAAATAAATTTTTTATAAAATAAATAAATTTTTCCCATGCAGTTTTATGTTTATTTTCTAATTCATGTATGCGTTTTTTTATTCCATCAAATCTAACCATGTATTCTTTTGTTGGTAAATCATTAAACCAAAACTGTGTTTCTAATTCTGCTAATTGCTGCCTGTAATTTGCAATTTGCATAATGTCTTTTTGTTTGTCTGATAATTCTGGTGTAAATTTTTCCCATTTATTTTTTTTAAATACTGCTAGTTTTTCTGGCTCGTTTGGATTAAACCACAAGTCACCTGTGTTAAATTTGTTTTCGTTTGTCATAAATTTTTCCTGTAGGAATCCCAGTTAAAACCAATTAATGCACCTCCGTTTTCACGCAACCTATCGGTTACACGTTCACCAAGGTAATCTGATAATTGTTCGCTAGGAATATTTGATAATAAAATAGATGGTTTAAGTTTTTCATAGCGTTCATTTAGTACATCGAACAACAGTTGTTTCTCAAACTCTGACCCAAACTGTACACCAACTTCATCAAGTATAAGCAAATCAGGTGATGCAAATGCATCTATGACTTCGCTTTCTGTTTCTTCCTTTGTCCTCCAACTATCTTTTACTCTACGAATTAGACGTTGTACGGTGACGAATACTGGTGACCGTTGTTGTTGCATAATGCTCAACGCAATGCCTATTGCCAAGTGGGTTTTGCCAGTTCCCGGTTTGCCAACAAAGATTGCAGAACGTCCTGTTTTCATTACTTGATCAAAGTTTTCTGCATACTCTTTTGCAAAAGCTAATGCCTTCTGTTGACCACTTGTCTGTGCTACATAGCTATCTAACGTCCGATCCTTAAATCGTTCTGGTATAGCTGCACCTTTTATCTTTGACATCCATCTACGCTGCTCACGTTCTTTGGCAAGTGCAATGTATTTTAATTGTTCTTGCTTTTCTATCTCCTTTTTTTTAACTGTCATACATTCTGGACATTCTGTCCAATAATCACCAATGTAATTTGTTGATAAGTAATAACCATGCTTAGGGCAATGCCCTTCTTTTGTTGGTCTAACCACTTTAATTTTTTCTAAACTCATTTCTTTACCCTTTTAAATTTCCAATTTGGATAAAGTCTTCGCCCTTCAAGGTCAATAGACATTTCTCCTGTTGTAATATCCATCATAAAAATTGGTACTTTCTCATCTTTTTTCATATTTTTTGTACCCCCTCACCGTAGTTAGTAGTAGCAAATGACTTTTGTTCTTCTTTAATCCAATCAGATTTAAAACTTTGCCATCCCCTTGCTTGGCACATAACCAATGCATCCTCCAAACTAATAGTTGTTTTCTTAACTTCATTCTTTATACCAATCAAAGCAGTTTCTGTTAATGGTGCTTTCTTGTTTTTTCTATGAGTTAAAAAATCATTCCATGTTTTTTTACTTACATTGCGTGGTCGCTTTATATTTGTTTCTTGTTTCTTGTTTAATGTTTCTTGTTTATTGTTTGGTTGAACCTTTGTTGAACTGGCGTTGGATCTAGCAAGAGCAGATGCTTTACCTGCCCTGCTTGCTGCTTGTATCTTAGCTTGATACTTTGTAATCTCTTCATTAGTTCTTTTGTGTACATAGCCTGTACCAACATCATGTGTAAAAAATTCTTTTAACACTTGAACAACTTCTGGTTTATGCTCTGGCATTCTTATTAGCCGAGCCACCTCTGTTGCATCTTCTGGTAATGGTTTCTCATGCAAGTAATAAATGTCTAAACATCTACGGTATGCAAGATCCTCCATTAATGATAGATGCACAGTATGGCTCATGTAATCGCCAATGTTAAAGGAGTAAAAATGCATCACTTCCTCCTAGCTGTTAAATGATGTTGGTATTGTGCTAGTCGATATTCAAAAAAGGATTCAACATTATGTACCTTTTGGAATGTTGGATTTTCTTTTTCCAATTTATTTAATTCTGAAATTAAATCATTTACTAAAAACCTCATTTGATTTAAGAGGTCATCTTTTTTTGGTTTATCCATTAATTTACTCCTCCTTGCGGTAGTTGTTGATTACGTTATCTGCTGCCTGATCTGCTTCTTCGTTGGCCATACCCATAGCTTCTTTAAGTCTGGACAATGGCTGATCTTGTTTGTCAGGTGTAGGAGTTACGTTTACTGGCTGTTTAAATTCAGTATCCTCATCTATTCTGACAACAGAACTGATTGCATCATTTTTTGGTAGTCGTTTTGCTATGCGATGAATGACAGTTTTCTTGGCCATCTGGTCAAACCATTTAACCCAAGGACTATGAGGTGATGAACTAGCTCTTGATACCTGACGGCATTTATCTATTTCTGCCATGTTCATTACCTCGTAATACTCACCTTCATTAGTGGTTACAGCTACTGCATAAACACATATAGGTTTGCCACGGTCACCAGTTATTAATGGTTTGTGTGTAATTTTTGGTGCAGTACCTAACTCATAATCAAACAAATCATTTTCGTATACAACTTCAGCACATAAAGTTTTTATTAATCCACTATTGTGTAATACCTTGATGATGCCTTCGACCATTGGTATGTATTGAACTGAATTGCCATACTGAACTGCTGCTGCTTCTTTGCCATCCAAGTACAGACCATCTTGTGCTGCCCTCATAAAGGTTTGCATCAAACTGTTTTTGTCTGCTTGTACTAATTTAGGATTTTTATTTAGTGTTAACTTTGCAACGCTAATAAATTTCCATTCGTCCATTGTTGATGGCAATGCTTCTTTAAATTTGTCTGCCATTTTTTCTAGTGTTCCTTGCATGGCTACAAGTGGTGTGATTGATGAGGTCATTAGTTAAACTCCTTTTGGTTGATTAAATTTAAATTGGCGAAAGCCTTTGCGTGGGTTGATGTATGTACCAACCATGTCTTGGGTAATGTATTTACCCTGACTACCTTTAGTCATTCCGCAATTAATAATTCCATACTTAGAAATGATCTTAGATGCACCAATACTTTTTTCTAGTATTTGTGCCTTTATTGCATCTTTTGTTTTGCCAAGTGAAACGTACTCTTTGTTGATTGCGTTGTAATCATCAACTAACTGATCCATATCCTCATCTGCTTCTAGAAACAGACTAGGGTCAGCATGATTACATAAGTTTTTAATTACATATTGAGAGTCACGTTCATAATCAATGTCAGGTGGTGTACCTGCTTTAATCCTTTCCCAAAACTCTTTCACTTTTGCTTGTAACATTGCACCAACTTCCTTGTCTCTAGCTCTAATAATTATTTTCATTTCATTGCCACCAACCAATGCAACTATGCATCCCCAGTTTATGTTTGAAACATGGAGTTGATGCTGAAGCTGCATTTCTATAAACGGTGGAGCAGAAATGTTGCCATTACCATCGTCTGTCCATTTTGTTCGATAAACATAACCGTCTACATTTTTAACTTCCATAATGCCTACTTCATCACCGCTAGTAATTTTGTAGTCAAATGATGAACCCATGCGATGTTCGTTAGAAAGATAAACGTCAAAAGGTTCTACATCCCAACCTTGTTCTTCTGCACAACCTTGAGCTATAGAATCCTCAAGTCTGCGACCCCATGCCATCCGAGGGCTATCAATGTGTTGGACAAGTTTTTCTTTTTTTTCGTTATACAATTCAAATTCTGATTTGTATGGATTAAGACCAAATAAACATGACACTTCTGTTGAAGTTACATCAAGCAATCTGTTTTCTAACCAATCTTGTTTGTTGGTTATTGGAATTTCTTTTAGAGTCATTAAAATAATTCTCCTTGTTTTTGAATTTTTGGTATTGAATAAACAGCAATTTTCTTGCCATTCTTTTGTCTTTTCATTTCTGTCTGGATGTTATGCCCTGCTTCCTTTAGGTCATTTATTCTGGCAGCAAGTCTAAAACAAGCAAACAGTTCTAACGCTTCGATGGCAGTTAGTGGGCCGTAGTTCTGTAAGTGATACAGAACCTTGGCACTTTGTGATGTTGTTTGTTTCATAGCTCCTCTGACTTTTGAAAGTTAACGTACTCTTCATCTTTGACAATTTGCATTTGCCATTTACCAACTGTGTCTAATCTACGACCATATCCCCAGTTAGGATTTTCCTTGTCGTATTCATAGTCAGATAGATGAAATTCTGTGTTTTCTTGGATGTAGCTAGATTCTTTTAGTTTGCGAACTTTTTTTGTAAAAGGACAAGAAGGCCAGATGGTTTTGTTTATATCAAATTGAATTTCTTTTAACCTGTCGGATAAAGCATATTCGCTGTTGGCATAAACTTTTAAAGTGAAACATCTCATTGATCTTTCCCCTCTAAATAAAGTTCAGCCCAAATTTTTGCATCAATTAATTTATTGATGTTTTTACATTGGTCAATAGTTAACTCGCTGAAGACAAGATCAAAAATGTCTGCTTCTTCACCTTTTTCTACCATCTTCCAAAATGCTTGTCTGGTAGTGTCAACTGAGAATTGCCATGCGTTCTTACCGTCATGGTCTTGAATTGTTTTTGGGATCATCGGTTTAAAAAAGAAATGTACTGAGGGTGGTCTTGTAATTCACATTCGAGTCTGAGTTCTTCTTCCCAATCCTCTGATGTGTGATTGCAGTAAGGAAGGTTAGCCAAGTAGGCCAACCTTTCTAGTTTCTGGGTATCTGTCATTAGTCCTCCCATCCATCAGGAGCATTTGCTGCTTTTTCTTTCCAGTAATTGTCACGGCTACGCTGTAACTTATCTGATGAATTTATCTCTTCAACTATTTCTGAACAATCGTAATCAATCAATGCAGAAAAGTGAACGATTTTCTTAATCATGGATTCATAATATGCTTCCATTGATTCAAGATAATACTGCTTGTATCTAAACCAATTGCGAAATTGCTTGGTTTCAATCTTGCCAGTACTTTCGTTGTAATAACCATTTTTAACTTTATAGTTCCAATGGTTTCTCATGTGACAAGAGAAAGGTACTTCTTTCATCTTGTAGAGATCACGTTTTCTGAGATCGTCACCAGTATTGTAAGCATCAATCATGAGTCCATACTTGTACTCTTTAATGCGTTCTGGTAACTTACCAAGTTTAATTCTGTTTTTGTAACCAGAAATTAATCTCTTGATGTCTGACCTATCAAGTTCAACTGTAAACTTGTGGTCGATGTTTGGGTCTGTGTAGACCAGTTTTGCGTCAATAGTAGACATAGTGTTTGTTAATAGAAATTAGTAAACAACAATTGAAGGTATAACACCTTCACCATTAAGTATTGCACATAATGCAACAGTTGTCAAGAAACTGGTTAATCGAAGGCATCTCGTTTTTTCAATACTTCCACCTGAGATCCGCATCTGGGGCAAGATAAATTGCTCATTACTGAAAACTCAGGAAATCCATTCATACCTTCTTCAATGTCTATGTCACCGCCAATAATAAGATCGCTGTCGCACCAATAACAGTTCATTCTCTGCCAAAGATAAGTTCGTGAGCAGATAACTGTATACCTCTATCCCATGCTGTTTCAAGTAGCTTGCGTTGAATAGATGTTGGTATAGTGCCATCTCCCTTTTGCCATTTAGATACTGATGCAGGGTCACGATGTATCGCCCTAGCTAATGCTCGAACACCACCGAACTCAGCAATGGCTAATTGTACTGGTGTTTTAATAGTTGATTCCATATCTATATATTGCCATAAATGCAACATTAATACAAGTAATTAGGCAAAAAAAAAGAGGGTTGTTACACCCTCTAGATCAATATTAAAAATAAAAGTAAATAAGGAAATAATGCAAAAGCCATAGGTCTATCCATATACAAGTTTGCCATAGGTCATAATCTGCAATATAGAATCAGCTATTGAAGCATCAATATGTCCAAGGTCGTTATTTGTAAAAGCATGAAATACTTCGCCACAATCATGTTTATTTAAATCAGTTTTACCCGAAATAATTTTTTCGATAGTGGTTAAAACATCTTGTACTTTAAATTCATGCTTGTCATCCTCACAATCCTCTATTTTTATTGGAGAATCTAGAGTTAGGTCTTTAAGCCATGAACAGCAACCTTCACACTCATATTCTTGGTCATCTGCAAACCAAATGTTGCCGTCTTCATCTTCTTCTTCTTTAATGTTTCCTATTGTGACCTCACAGGCCCAATAATTAACACCTTGACCCATAGTGCAAAATAAACATCTTAGGTCATCTAAACTAATGTCAAATTGATAGTTGATGTTGCAAGTAAATTTTTGTTCGGTAATAGTTGTCATTGGTCTGGTTAATAAAAAATTGGATAAAAAAAAATGGGTGAAATTATTCACCCAAGTATGCGTCAACTAGTTCTTTGTATTCAACAGAACCTTCGACTAGTTGCTGTGGAGTAATTGCAGATACAGTTGAGCTAGACATAAAAGCATTGATAAATGCATCTTTGTTAGCTTTGCCTTTGACATCTCTGTAATCAACGCCAAGCATTAAGTCGCTAAATACAACAAATGCTCTTTTGCCTTCAGCCTTAGTACGCTTGAGCAATCTTGCATAAGTACCTGCGTGTGTCATAAACCATGTACTGGCCTGTTCATGGATCTCGCTAGGTGTGAAAGTTTCAGTAGTCATTGTTAATAGAAATTAGTAATGTACTCTTTTAGTGTGGCATATATCCCAACACCTGTCAACAAATTAATTTTAAATATTGCGATTTACTCTACATTTCTCTATATTATGAATAATTTTATTTATTTTTTATGACACTAGCAGCAGTTAGACCAAAAACTATTGTTGTTGGTGTCTCAGATACTGGTCATCGGGTTGCAGAGGATCATCCTAATCATAATCCTCGTATCACTCAGGTGGTCGTTGATGCACTGCGAGAACTAAACGAAGAAGGTATTGGCTATGGCTGTCTTTCTATTATGTTTGGTATCTCTCGTGGTTATATAGCTCAAATTTGCCGTTATGAAAAAAGAGTCAGCTACGCAACTCGTTACAAAACAATCCAAGTTAGGTAGGCCAATAGCTAAACCTGATTTAAAAATTATGGAAGAAGTTTTGTTTTGGATTTCTTCTGGTAATACTTTGCGTGCTTATTGCAGACAAAAAGGTAAACCTGCTTTTACTACTATTTACAATTGGTTGAATAAAGATAAAGAATTTAATGAACGCTTCGTGCGTGCGCGCGAGGTTGGATCAGATATGATTGCGGATTCTATTATGGAAATTATGAGCGAAACTCCTGAGATGATTGGAGGAGATAATCCACGCATAGATCCGGGTTGGGTGGCTCTTCAGAAGGCCAAAAGCGATGTTGCATTGAAACTATTGTCTAAGTGGTTTCCGCAGCGTTATGGAGATCGTGTAGGGGTAGAAGCAAAAGGAGATATTAGTCTGACTATTTCAACAGGCGTTCCACAGGTGTGAAACAACCGTTGATCAAACTAGATTACACACCTCGGACTTGGCAGAGAGAATGCCATATAAAGAAACAAAGGTTTAGCGTCTACGCATTACACAGGCGATCCGGGAAAACAGAATTAGCAATCATGGAGCTAATTGATAAGGCCATGAAGACAAGCAAGGAACTGGCTATGTTTGTGTACGTTGCACCGTTCCTGAGACAGGCAAAAGCGATTGCATGGGCAAGATTAAAGCAGAAGATAGAACCACTGCGTAGGACATCTGTAATCGAGATAAACGAGGGTGAGTTATCGGTCAGGTTTAAACATAATGGAGCGATTATCAGATTGTTTGGAGGCGATAATCCAGATGCGATGCGAGGATTACGACTTGATGGTTGTGTTTTAGATGAAGTGTCTCAGCTAAAGAACGAGCTATGGACAGACATAGTGCAACCTGCACTTTCTGACCGTCTTGGTTGGTCAATCTTTATTGGTACACCTAGTGGCATTAACTTGTTCTCTGAGTTGTATTACAAGGCCATAGAAGAGAACGATTGGGCAGCAGCTAGGTATACCGTTTACGACACAGACAGCTTGCATCCTGATGAGGTAACTCGTCTTAAACGAGACATGAGTGAGACTAGTTTTGCTCGTGAGTATTTATGTGATTTCTCAGCCCAAGGAGATGACCAGTTAATTGCATTAGCAGATACCGAAGATGCAGCCAAACGTATTTACCAGAAAAACCATGTAAAGCTGTCACCAATAGTCCTTGGAATCGACCCGGCACGTTTTGGAGATGACCGATCAGTAGTGTTTCGTAGGCAAGGCAGACAAGCATATGAACCAGTTGTATATCGAGGTATAGACAACATGGAGTTAGCAGCGAGAGTAGCCAACCTAATAGAGGAACATGACCCAGATGCAGTGTTTTGTGATGCAGGTGCAGGTAGTGGTGTAATCGACAGACTAAGACAGTTGTCGTATGACGTAATCGAAATACCGTTTGGTGGTAAAGCAATAAAACCAGAGCAATACATCAACCGTAGAAGTGAGATGTGGTGGTTAATGAAGCAATGGATAGAAGAAGGTGGTGCAATACCAAACGATGTAGCCCTCAAACAAGAGTTAGCAACACCGATATATTGGTACGACAATGTAGGTAGGCGTGTATTGGAAAGTAAAGATCAGATAAAAAAGAGATTGCAGGGAGCAGGGTCACCAGATTTAGCTGATGCACTAGCACTAACCTTTGCCCTCCCGGTAGCCAAAAAAGTACCAGAGGATATATACATCAAAAGACGCAAAGTATCTACACAGAAAGCAGATTATGACCCATACAAAGTACTTTAAACGTATAGCTACAGGTTTAGATGTAGACCCATTACTAAAATTGTTAGACGATAAACCAGAATTGTGGACAGAGATAACAGCACGCCAAGATTTTACAGGCACACCACATAAAGATACAGAGTCAATATACGTTAGAGGGCCATTAAAGATGAGCCAATACTATGTTATGTGGGATACAGGATCATACGACTATCCGTGTATGGAATATTTAAAACCTGCGTTAGTGCCATTAATGCAACCAATACTCAAACAGCTAGGTGTTGAAGACATGGGTAGGGTGTTGATTGTTAATCTTAAACCAAGTGGCCATGTAACCAAACATAACGACCAAGGAACGTATGCAGATCATTACAGTAGGTTTCATATTGTTCTTAAATCTAACCAGTGGTGCAGCCAAACTTGCGGAGATGAAGAACAAAAGTTTGAGGTAGGTGAGGTCTGGTGGTTTAACCATAAAGAACTACACACAGCACACAATGTTGGCATGACAGACAGAGTGCATATAATATTTGATTGTGTAACTAAAAATTCTTTATGACGAGTGTGACCGTAAGTCCTGATAGTACAGCTACTGTAGACAAAAGTAGGATATCCAAAACGGAAATCAAACTTGCCACAGTTAAGGAGATGTTGGCCGAGGCATCCATACTGTTTGACGAGCATTACGAAGAGATTGCTCGCAACAAACAAGTGATGAAGCTAAAGCCAGACGAAACGACGTACTACCGAATGGAGGACTCTAATCGTATATTCATCCTTTCAGCTAGGCAAGATGATAAGTTAATTGGTTATTCTGTTAATTTTGTCATTCATCATTTACATTATGCTGATTTAAAACTAGCCCAAAATGATTTGTTGTTTATCAGCAAGGAACACAGGGGTGGCAGAGTCGGTTTAAAGTTAATAAAGGAGACAGAAAAACACGCAACATCGCTCGGATGCAAACTTATGTTATGGCACGCCAAAGAAAGCACCACCTTGGCTCATATGCTACCGAGATTAAAATATGGTGTACAAGATATTATCTTTTCCAAGGAGCTATGACATGGCAGTTACGACAGCTATAGCAGCGGTTGCTAGTACTGGTTACCAAATTTACTCAGGAATGCAACAGAAAAAGGCACAAAAAAAGCAATTAGCATTGCAACGAGAAGCTAATGAAGATGCTAGAAAACAAGCTAAAGCAGAAGCTGATCGTGCCGACATAGAGTACAACAAAGCAAACAGGCAAACAGCAGATGTTAATGCTATTACTGACGAAAGTGTACTAGCAGGTAAGGGTGGTGCAGCAGGTACTATGCTTACTGGCAATATGGGCATAGATCCTAATCAATTAAACTTAGGCAAATCCACCTTATTAGGCGGTTAATCAATGTACGAAACCAAGAGAAGTAAATTATTGACAAGGTGGGGTCACCTTCGATCTGAAAGGGCTACTTGGTGGTCACATTGGCAAGAAGTAACGACATATCTACTGCCAAGAAATGGACGTTATTTTGTACAAGATAGAAACAAAGGGCATAGAAGACATAACTCGATATACGACAATACAGGAACAAGAGCGTTAAGAACATTAGGTGCAGGTATGATGGCCGGTGCAACATCCCCTGCAAGACCTTGGTTTAGATTAGGTACAGTTGATCCAGAACTAAATAAATATCCACCAGTAAAAATGTGGCTAAACGATGTCACAGAACGTATGCAATTAGTGTTTACTAAATCAAATACATACAGAACATTACATGGTATATACGAAGAATTAGGAGCATTTGGAACGGCAGGGTCAATTATTTTACCTGACATGAAAAACGCAATACATCATTACCCGGTAACGTGTGGTGAATATGCAATTGCTACAGATTATCAGGGTAGAGTTAATACATTGTTTAGAGAATTTCAAAAAACGGTAGGAGAAACAGTAAGAGAGTTTGGATATAACAACTGTTCAACGTCCGTTAAAAACTTGCATGACAGAGGTTCATTGGATCAATGGATAACTATTATTCATGCAATAGAACCAAGAGATGATAGAGAGCGTGATTACAGTAAAAAAGACAATATGAACATGGCATACAAATCTTGTTATTTTGAGCAAGGTGGTGAAGGCGATAAAGTACTAAGAGAAAGCGGATTTAGAGATTTTCCTGTAGTTGTACCAAGATGGGGTATATCTGGTGGCGATATTTATGGTAATTCACCGGGTATGGAAGCATTAGGTGACATAAAACAGCTACAACACGAGCAATTACGCAAGGCACAAGGCATTGATTACCAAACAAAGCCACCATTACAAGTACCTAGTTACCTTAAAAACCGTGATGTAGATAGTTTGCCGGGTGGCGTTACCTTTATTGATGGGCAACAAGGCAAGATTGAAACAGCATTTAACGTAAATTTAAACTTGCAACACTTGTTAATGGACATACAAGACGTAAGGCAACGCATAAATGGTAGTTTTTATGCTGATTTGTTTCTTATGTTGGCAAATGCTACTGACACACGCATGACAGCAACAGAGGTGGCAGAACGTCACGAAGAAAAATTGCTTATGTTAGGGCCTGTTTTAGAAAGATTACATAACGAATTACTAGATCCGTTAATAGATATTACGTTCAGCAGAATGATAGAAGCAGATTTAGTGCCACCTGCACCAGAAGAATTGCAAGGTATGGAGTTAAATGTAGAGTTTGTATCTATGTTGGCACAAGCACAACGTGCTATTGGTACAAATAGTGTTGATAGATATACAAATACAATGGGTGCTATTGCACAAATGAAACCTGATGTACTTGATAAATTTGATTCTGATGCATGGGCAGATAGTTATGCTGATATGCTAGGCATTGATCCGGGATTAATAGTACCCGGACAAGTCGTAGCTAAGATACGACAGGAAAGAGCAGCAGCACAACAAGCAGCAGCACAGGCAGAACAACAACAACAAGCAGTAGAAAACATGGCAAAACTTGGTAAAGTAGACTCAGGTAATGCTATGGACATGATAAACCAATTTAGTGGTTACAATTCACCATCACCATTGGAGGTATAAATGGATTTAATTGATCTAAAAAAAGACCCACAACCTGTTGACAGTAATGAAATGTATGACGAACCGATGTATAGCTACGGTTTGTGTATATCGTTAGGTAAAGAAGAACTAGAAAAATTAGGCATAGAAAAATTACCAGAAGCAGGTAGTGAAATGATGCTAATGGCAAAAGCATATGTTAAAACAGTTAGGGAAAGTCAAGAAAAAGATGGCGTAGAACAAAATGTAGAGTTACAAATATGTGCAATGGCTATTGAACCAATAGATAAAACTGGTGATCAAGCAGATGGATTGTATGGAGATAAGGCATCTGCACCACCAAAAGCACAGCCTGTTACTACACCTACTACAGGTACTTATCTAACTGGGAGTTAATTATGGAAGGATTTAAAGATTTATCACCTGATGCCAAAGTAAGGTATCGCAAAATGATAGAACAACACAATGCAGAAGAAGCAAACAAAAAGAAAAATAAGAAAAAATCTAAATTACAAGAATTTGCAGAAAAATTATATGGAGGTAATAAATAATGACTACTAAAAAACAAGGTGCGGATCAAATTATTCCTAACTTTCAAAAAAATAAAATTAAATTAATACAAGCAAAAATAGAAGGTGATATGGCTACTCCAAAAGATCTTAAGGATTTAGAAAAACTAAAAAAACTTTACCCTTCAATGTTTTAATTATGAGTTTATACGAAAACATTCACAAAAAACGCAAAAGAATTAAAGAAGGTTCTGGCGAAAAAATGCGTAAGAAGGGAGCAAAAGGCGCACCAAGCGATAAAAATTTTAAAAACGCTGCAAAAACTGCAAAAAAAATGTACCCTAATCAAAATTAGGTGTGACCGTAACCAAGTTATAACTAGATATATTTAAGCATGAGCGAATACAATCCACTCGATCTTAAAAGTCAACAAAAATCTAAAGACAATAAAAAGTTTGAAGATAAAATTGACCGACAGAACGAGGAAGCAGATATTAAATGGCTCATGAGCAGCAAGAGGGGTCGCAGATTTATCTGGAGACTTCTGGAAATGGCAGGTGTATTTCGATCATCGTTCAATACTAACGCAATGGCAATGTCATTTAGCGAAGGTAACAGAAACTATGGTTTGAAACTCTTAGACCAAGTCCACACTCTCTGCCCAGAACTGTATCCGACAATGATTAAGGAGCAAAAAAATGTCAGAAACGCTGATGACGGAAGCCAACCAAACCAATGAAGGCGATACGCAGCAGCCAGTAGACGCATCAACTGAGCAATCAACTGAAGCAACTACTGACACACAGCAGCAAGCTGAAAGTGTACAGGAACAACAAGTTTCGGATGAAACCGCTGTTGAAAATGAAACTAGCGAATCAGAAACACCACAAGGTGCGCCTGAGACATACGAGTTCAATACAAAGATTACTGACGAATCTTCTGAACTCGACCCCGAAGTAGTAACTGCATTCGGTGAAGTCGCTAAAGAACTTGACCTGCCACAAGATGCTGCACAAAAAGTATTAGACAAAGTTGCACCTGTTATACAGGCAAAACAAGCCAAAGTATTAGAGCAAGCTAAGACAGATTGGGCTACTGATTCACAAGCTGATAAAGAATTTGGCGGTGAAAATTTAGCTGAAAATCTTAATATTGCTAAAACTGCACTCGATGCTTTTGGTTCTAAGGCTTTGAAGTCGCTGCTGCATGAAACAGGCTTTGGCAATCATCCTGAGATAATCAGGTTTATGTACAAAGCAGGTAAGGCAATTAGTGAAGACAGTTATGTTGGTAACTCAGAAGGTGCTATGTCTCAAGGGGCAGATCCTAAAGATTTTAACAGCATAGCTAACGCACTATATTCAAATCAGCAAAACAAGTAAGGAGTTATTAAATGGCTACACTCTCAACCTCAAATTTAACACTAGCGGATTGGGCAAAAAGATCTGACCCAGACGGTAGAGTTCCAATCGTTGCAGAGCTACTATCTCAAACCAACGAAATATTAGATGATTGCGTTTTTAAAGAAGGTAATTTACCTACTGGTGAACGTGTAATTATTAGAACTGGTTTACCATCAGTTTATTTTCGTGCATTAAACCAAGGTATTCCCGGCAGCAAATCAACAACCGCTCAAGTTGATGAAGCCTGTGCAATTCTTGAAGCACGTTCTGAAGTAGACAAAGACTTAGCAATGTTAAATGGTAACACTGCACAGTTCCGTTTATCTGAAGACACTGCGTTCTTGGAAGCAATGAACCAGACACAAGCTGAGACAATGTTCTATGGCAACCCCGGAACAGATCCTAAAAAGTTTTTAGGTCTTGCACCAAGATATGGTGACCTTTCCGCTGATAATGCTGTAAACATTCTTGATGCAGGTGGATCAGGTTCTGATAACGCTTCTGTATATTTAGTTGTTTGGGGTGATCAAACTGTATATTGTCCTTTCCCTAAAGGATCTAAAGCAGGTTTAACTCACGAAGATCTTGGCGAGCAAACTGTATACAACAGTGACGGTACAAGATTACAAGCATTTGCTACTCGTTATCAGTGGAAAAATGGTTTAGTTGTTAAAGATTGGAGATACGTTGTTCGTATTTGCAATGTTGACATTTCTGACTTGCTTGGTGTTACTGGTACACAATCAGCAACTGCTGCAACTTCTCTTATCAAATTAATGGCAAGAGCAACTTACAGAATACCAAACATGGCTATGGGTAGAGCAGCATTCTATATGAACAGAACAGTTCATTCTGGATTGTCTATCGCAGCATTAGATAAATCACAAAATGTTTTAAAAATACAAGAAGGTTTATCACAGTTTGGAACAGCTAAAAGCTACTTATCATTCTTGGGTACTCCAATAAGACAGGTTGATTCGTTAATTAACAACGAAGCTCGTGTAGTTTAATTTTTATTTTATTAAAGGAGATCTAAAATGATTACAGATGCATTACTCAGAGTAAGCGAAGATCAAGCAGTTACAACAACTGCTGTATCTACTAACACTGTTGATTTAGGTGTTGCTAGAGACATGGGTGAAGGTACACCTTTGTACATGAACTTTGCTTTAACAGAAGCATTTGCCAACGGTACTAGCGTAACTTTTGAAGTTATTACTAGTGCTGCTGCAAACTTAGGCACACCTACTGTTATTGGTAGCAGCGCAGTATTAGCTACAGCAGCACTTACATTAGGTAAGAATATTGTTGTACGTTTAAATCCAGATATTGCCGGTAAAGGCCAAAGATATCTTGGTGCTAGATACACTGTTGTAGGTACTATGAATGCAGGTAAAGTTACTGCTGATATAGTAGAAACAATAGGTGATGGTCAAAAGTACTATGCTTCTGGCTTTACCGTAGCTTAATAAGGAGAATCTATGCCTATTTACAGAGCTAAAATCAAGTGTTTCGTTGGTCAATCCATGCGAGAACCTGATGAAGAGTTTGAATATAATGGAGAGTTCAATAGTAATATTGAATTAGTTGGTGGAACTGAACCTGATCTACCTGTGGCGTCAAACACAACCGTACCGTCAGAAAATGTTCAGCCAACTACTCAATCAATTGATTATCAATCAATGACTAAAGCAGAACTCGAAGTGTTTGGTCGTACTATCGGTATTGAACTAGATAGAAGGCAAACTAAAGAAACTCTTATTAGTCAACTTGTAGAAGCAAATAAATAGGCATTGATTATCTTATTTATTTACTGGGGGCTAGTAGTAATACTGCTAACCTCCTCTTTTTTTAGGAGATGTTATGGCAACTGAAGTAGATATTTGCAACCTTGCCCTAGCTCACTTGGGTGATGATGCAACAATAGCTTCGCTTAATCCACCAGAAGGATCAGCACAAGCAGAAAAAGCTGCACGGTTTTATCCAATAGCAAGAAACAATCTGCTAGAAATGCATACATGGAATTTTGCAGCAAAACGTGGAAATTTAGCATTAACTACAAATACACTTGATCAATGGGATTATGCATATGTAGCACCTGCGGATATGATGAATCCTGTTGCAGTTATATCTCCTTCGGCACAAAACGATTACGCTACAAGAATGTCAGCAGGTGACACTCCCGGAGGAATTACATCTAACTATGCACCCACTATTGTGGCAGGGCAATATTCACCACAACAATTTGCAGTAGAAGGATCATATATTTATACAAATCAAGAAAATGCAATGTTGAGATATCAAGCCTATGTAACTGACCCATCATTATTTTCTCCTTTATTTGTAACTACATTGTCATGGCATTTAGCATCAATGCTTGCAGGGCCAATAATAAAAGGTGATCAGGGCATGGCAGAAGCAAAACGTAGTACACAAATGATGCAAGGATACTTAACGCAAGCAAAACAATCAGATAATTTACATAGAGATATAACAGTAGAACATATAGTTCCTTGGACATCTGGGAGGTAATTAATGCCTGTAACACGCAATTTTAAACAAGCGTTTTCTGGAGGTGAAATATCACCAGAAATGTTTGGACGTATTGATGACAGTAAATATCAACAAGGTGCAGCAACAATGCGTAATTTTATTGCTAAACCACAAGGCCCTGCCGAAAACAGACCGGGATTTGCATTTGTAAAAGAAGTAAAAGATAGCGCACAAGCAGTAAGATTAATGTCTTTTACTTTTTCTACTGTGCAAACAATGGTTATAGAAATGGGTGATCAGTATTTTAGATTTCATACACAAGGTGCAACATTAAATTACAGCAACGGAACAGCATGGAATAGTGCTACTAATTATGTAACTGGAGATATAGCTTTATATAACGGTGTTAATTATTACGCTAAAACTGAACATCAAAACCAAGCACCGCCTAGTACAGGTTATTGGTATGCATTACCTGCTGATATGACATATGAAATACCATCACCGTATTTAGAAGCAGAATTATTTGATATACATTATGTGCAATCTGCTGACGTTATGACAATTGTGCATCCTAGTCACGCACCTAGAGAATTAAGAAGACTTGGTGCAACACAATGGGAACTTAAAACAATAAATTTTGGAAGTCCTATTGCGTCACCAACTGGTGTATCTGTAAGTGCCTATATTCCTTCATCATCTAGTACAAATACAGATACATATGAAGATCATGAATATGTAGTAACAGCAATTGGTAGTAACTTAATAGATGAAAGCGCACAATCTAGTTCTAGTTCAGTTAGTAATAATATTTTTGTAACTGGAGCTAAAAACACTATTTCGTGGAATGCTGTTAGTGGTGCTGCAAGATATAGAGTATATAAAGAACAAGCAGGTGTATATGGATTTTTAGGAGAAACGACTAGCACAACAATTGTAGATGCAAACATAGCACCAGATTTTTCTAGAACACCTCCTGTTTATGACAATCCATTTCCAAGTTCTAATAATTTTCCGGGTGCTGTATCTTATTTTGAACAACGAAGAGTTTTTGCAGGTACAAATAATGATCCGCAAACTATTTACATGACCAAATCAGGTACTGAAAGTAATATGTCTTTTGGTATACCTATACGAGATGATGACCGTATTAAATTTAGAGTTGCTGCTCGTGAAGCAAACACAATACGACACATTGTTCCATTAACACAATTACTATTGCTTACAGGGTCAGCAGAATGGCGTATAGCATCTGTTAATAGTGACGCTATAACACCTAGTTCTATATCGGTAAAACCACAATCTTATGTTGGTGCAAACAATGCACAACCAGTAATTGTAAACAACAGTATGGTTTATGCTGCTGCTCGTGGTGGTCATGTAAGAGAATTAGGTTATAACTGGCAAGCAAATGGATTTATTACAGGTGATTTATCTCTTCGTGCGCCACATTTGTTTGATAATTTTAGAATAGCAGATATGGCATTAGCTAAAGCACCATTGCCTATTGTATGGATGACAAGTAGTAGTGGTAAATTAATAGGTTTTACATATGTGCCGGAACAACAAGTAGGTGCATGGCATCAACACGATACAGATGGCACGTTTGAAAGCGTTGCTACTGTTTCTGAAGGTGATGATGATGTTGTTTATTGTGTTATAAAAAGAACTATAAATGGTGCATCAAAAAAATACATAGAACGTATGGGTACAAGATTGTACGCCACTCAACGTGATAGTTTTTTTGTAGACGCAGGTGCAACATATAATGGCACAAATACAAACACAGGACGTAACGTAACTATATCTGGCGGTACAAACTATACAAAAGGAGAAAGCGTTACTATAACTGCTAATTATAATTTATTTAATGCACCACCTAGTCTTGATGATGTAGGTGACGCAATTGTATTAGTAGACGGCACAAATTATTATCGTTGCAATATTGTATCTACTACAAGTCAAACAGTAGCTACAGTAAAACTTGATCGAGATTTACCTGCAAATTTACGCAATACAGCAATTACTACATATGAAGTTGCAAGAAATGTTATATCAGGTATTACATGGCTAGAGGGCAAAACAGTTAGTATATTAGCTGATGGTGCTGTACATCCACAGAAAGTTGTATCGAGCGGTTCTATTACGTTAGATCGTGCGTCTAGTATTGTTCATGTTGGTTTACCTTATGAAAGCGATTTGCAATCATTACCATTAGCTTTGCAAGCAGAAGCATTTGGTCAAGGTCGTGTTAAAAATTTAAACCATGTATGGGTAAGAGTATTAGAAAGTTCTGGTATTTTTGCAGGGCCGAGTGCAGATAAGCTAGTAGAAGCAAAACAACGTACAACAGAACCATATGGCTCACCACCTAATTTAAAAACAGAAGATATAAAAATTATGCTTACACCTACATGGCAAGATAATGGACAATTATTTGTACGTCAATCTGATCCATTACCATTAACAATTGTTGGTTTAACACTAGAAGTAGCTATAGGTGGATAGTGTAACCGTAAGGCGATATAGTGTATGTATATTAGAAAAATAAGTAGTTGTTGAGGTTATGGCAACAAATTGGGATAAAGTAGGCGGTATTGCATCTATAACAGGAACTGTTCAAGGAATGATCGGTTCTTATTTTGCTGCGGAAACAGAAAAATACAAATATAAATCAATGGCTCTTGGCTATGAGCATAAAAAAGATATGGCTAAAATAAATAGCCGTATGTTAGAAAGGCAAGCACAACAGGTAGGTAGAGCATATAACAGACAGATAATGATTAAAACTATGCAAGCAGGTCAACGTAGAGGAAGAGCTACAGCAAGTGCTGCTGCAAGAGGTGGTAGTTTAGGTTATGGCAGTACAGCTAATCTTTTTGCTAGTGACGAAATAATGAAAGAAATAGACAAAATTACAATGAATACTAATAAAGTACAAGCAATGAATGAAGCAAGAATGCGTAAAGTAAATATGGATATTAGAGGAACAATGCTTGGTGTTTCACAAGCCGGGGCATTAGCTAACGCATCAACAGTTAGTCCATTTTTAAACATGAGTAGTACGTTATTAACTGGTATTGGTGATGTAATTAAAAACAAATATTTTGAAGGTTAATTATGGCTACAGTACCTTTCCAAACAACACCTACAGAACAAATTAGAGTTGGATCTGCACCTCAATTAAGTGCTACGGAAGTACGTCCAATGGACGATACAGTTACTGATGATATACAAAGATCTAGCAAAGCATTTAATCAATTTGCACAAATAGCAAAAGGTTTACAAGATGAAAGAGATGACGCACATTCTAAAGAATTACATACTGAATATCAAACAAAAGCATTAGAAATTGAAAATAATTACCTTTCATTAGAACTTGGTAATGCTGTAAAAGTAGTTGGTTATGAAGACGATGGCACTACACCTATTACTGCATATGATCAAAAAGTAAAAGACCTTAATGAGTTAAAAGAACAAATAGCAGAAAGAACAGAAAATAAAAACCAATTAGCAATATTTAACGAAAAATCAGCAGCAACAATATTATCTTCAACAAACCGAATGAGTAAACATTCGATAACTGAAGGATCTAAACACGCAAACAACGAAGCTATTGCTGATATAGATAATTCAATTACACAAACTGGATTGTCTGTAGATGATTTTAATATGGGTGAAAATAGTGAATATGTAAAAAATTTAGTTGCTCTTGATGTAAAAATAAAAAATTATGCAGAATCTAAAGGCATAACATTTGTTGGAGATTCGCAAGGTAGTACAGAAGACAGCGAAACATATATAAATATTAGAAATGGATATTTAAACAAAGTACATGATACATCTATAGGAAAATTATTAATTAATAATGAATATCGTAAAGCTGCTGAGTATTTAGAGTTTCATAAAAATAATGGAACTATTGCACAAGGACAAATAAACAAACATATGAAAACAATAAAAACAGGTTTAAATAAAGAAAATGGAGAAAATATTGCAAAAAATATAATAGAAGGAAAAAACATTAATTCAAATGACGGTGGTTTTACTAGTTCTGCACAAGTAATAACTTCATTAGAAGGTAGCAATAATGCAACTAACAGTAATGGGTTGCCATATGTAGAAGGTAATGGAAAAGAAATTACAATACAAAATTTAGAAAAATTACAAAAAGAATCTAAATATTATAAAGAAGGTGCAACTGTATCATTACCGCCAGAACATCGCACAACACATTTGTTTTTAACAAAAGAACTAGGAGTAAAAAAAGCAGACAATTTATTTACTAAAGCAAATACATTATTAAAAGAAGAAGGTTTTGTTATAGATAAAGAAAAAATGAAAACTGATTCTGTTTATGCAGCAGAAGTAAATGCAAAATTAATGGAAAAGGTTGTAGGTTTAGGCAAAGAAGAGTTAGGTAAAAAATATGGCGAAGGTTATGAACTAGATTTATATTCTAAAGATTTAGATACTGTTGTATCAAAAATAGATTACACATATAAAGACACACAACAACCATCAATTCGTGTTGGTGAAGATGGTGTATTTAATTTAGAAGATACTCTTGTTTTTGCTAGAGAAAATATAAAAGATCCAAGCGTGTTGGAATATGTAGAAGCTAATTTAAAAGCTAAACATACCGAACTTACAGAATTTGCAGAAGAAAACTATAAAACAGAGATATTAGGCCCTGCTGAAGAATTGGCATATGCAGAACCCGGTGGTTGGAGAAATATAAAACCAGAAATTTGGGAACAACTTAAAGTTGAAGACCAAGAAAATTTACAAAAAGGTTTTTCTAAAACAACAGATAGAAATACTATTATTGCTATAGAAACAGGAGAAATAAATATTTTTGATGAAAAAGCAGAAAATTATCAAAGTTTAGAATCATTAAGGTATTTGATGACAGAAGCTAAATATGAAGAATTAGCGTTAGAAGTTGCAGGTGTAAAATCTGGTAGTAGTAGTGGCAGTTCTCTTAGTGGCAGCGTATCTGTTGATAAAGAAATGTTTGACAAAAATTTAGCAAATTATAAATTTGAAACTAAGGTAGATTTGTTAAAAAATAAAGGTAAAGAAGGAGATGATTATTTAGATATAAAAGATGCTTTAAAAAAAGAAATATTTAGATTTGAAAAAGAAAATGGTGTAAAGCCTAATTACGAACAAAAAGAAGCATTATTGCAAAAAATCTTAGCAGATAAAGTATTTCTTGCAGGTAAAGGTAGATTTAGACCAGTACCAATAGTTGCAGTTGACCTTAAAGACCAGAAAAAAGTATATGTCAGAGTAGGAGGTAAACGTATTTTTATGAAAGATATACCAGAAAAACAAGAAGAATTTATTATAGAGTCAATTATAAAAGCAGGTTTACCTGTGACACAACAAAGAATTGCAGAGTATTGGGTAGAAGCAGGTAAACCTAAAGGTGATACAAAAGTAGATGCTACACAAAGCATAGGTGAAATTAAAGGGCCAACATACGGATTGATGGCAGGTTAATTACATGACTAATATTTACGATCAATTTGCAGAAAACGAGAAAGAAGAAAAAGACATATTAGAACTGGCTCCTAGTCAAAACATTGGTTCTAGTTACGCACCTAGTTACAACCCATATGATGAAATAACTAGACGAAGAGAACAAACTACAAACAATTTAGTAAAAGCTAATTTGCAAGCTGTAATGAAAAAAGACCCTGAGATGGTAGGAGAAGGATTAAGACTTGCAGAAGAAATAGGTCTAGATAAAAGTTTTGCTTTAGATAGCGATGAAGCAATAAAATTAATGCGAGAAAAAAATAAAGCAGATCGTTTGCAAAGTTTAGAACTTGCAAAATATAGTCCTATATTACATAGAAAATTAACTGACCCTACGTTTGCAGCTATTGCTTATGACAACATAAAAGATTTACAAGGGCTAGAAAAATTATTTGATGATTTTAAAAGTATTCCAGAAAATGTAGCCCAAGGTTGGGAAAAAGGAAGGTTAAATGTACGAAGAGGAAAAATAGGTACGATGAAATTATATGGCAATACAGATGAAAATTTAGATTTTGAATTAGCAGATATTAATAAAAGATTAGAAGAAATAGAAAAAGATGGTACTGGAATATTTGAAGAAGGATTTTCTATAATTGGACAATATTCAAAAACATTACCAGACGCATTAGAAATAGGTTTATACACAGGTGCTGCTAGTGGTGTGGCAGGTGCTGTTACAGGGCCGGGTTCTATATTCACAGCTAAAGGTGGTTTTATTGTTGGATTTTTAGGATCAATGGCATTTGATAGTTATGCCATAGAAGGCGGTTCAATGTATCTTGATTTATTAGAAGAAGGCTTAGATAGTCAAACTTCTAAAAATATTGCTACAGGTGTTGGTTTAGTAAATGCAGGTTTTGAATTTGTAGGTTTGGGTGCAGTTACACAACCTATAAGAAAAGCATTAATTAAAGAAACAACGAAACAATTAACAAAAAAATTAGCAAAACCTACTGTTAAAACTACATTAACTAATTTTGCTAAAAATTATTTTTTAAATAATATGTTGGCAGAATCATTAACTGAAGTAGCACAAGAAGGCACAAATATTTTAGGCCGTGATTTAGCAGTAGCATTAAGCGATACAGATTTAGAATTAAAAATTGCAACTGAAAGTGGTCGGGCAGAAATAGCAGATAGATTAACAACTACTTTTATAAGAAGTATGCAAGGTATGGCTTTAGTTGGTTTAGCAGGTAGTGGCCCTGTGTTTATTGGCGATATACAAAAAGTACGAAAGGCAAAAGAAAATGAAGTATTTTTAAACGAATTATCAACTAATTCTTCAGCAAGTGTTTTAAAAAAAAGAAGTGCTACAGAATATCAAAATTTAACACAAGAGTTAGGCAACGATAAAGGTAAGCCAAATGCTTATGTAGATGCACAAACTGTTGTTGAAGTAATGAAACAACAAGGTATTACTATGCAAGACATAGAACAAGTGTCACCTAATATTGCAAATCAAATAAAAGAATTAAATAAATCAGGTGCATTAGTTGGACAAGATATTGTTATACCTACAGGTGAATACGCAGCAAAACTTGCAAATACAGAATTTGATGGATTTTTAAAACAACACATACGTTGGGATAAAGATGATTTTAGTAAAGCAGAAAGCACATATTTTGAAGCTAATCGTCAAAAACTATACGAAGAAGCAAGACAAATAACAGAAAAACAAGAAAACAAAACTAATAAATTTACAGAAAGTGTTGGCAAAATAAAAACTAATTTTGAAAAAATGTTATTAGATACTGGTAAATTTAGAAATAAAGACGCAATTAACGCAGCCACTTTTTATCAAAGTTATGTAATAACACAATCTAATAGGTTAGGAATAACACCTGATGAATTTGTACAAAAATATCCATATCAAGTAGTAGGGCCAGAACAAACACAAGTTCTTGCACAGCAAAATATAAATGATGTAAATAAAGAAATAAATAATTTTAAACAACAATTAAAAAATTTAGGCACGCAACCACCATTGCCACCAGAAAATGCAAGGTTTGATGAGTCAGGTAATTCTACGGCTGCATATCAAAATTATTTAGATTGGGAAACAAAAAATAATGAACTTAATAATCAGATTGAAGATTTAGAAAATGAACGTGAAATATTTACACAAAGAACAATACAAAGTAAAGGTAAACCAATACCTGTTGAAATATTAGAACTTGGCAAATTAGAAAATAGTTTTGAATTTGCAGGTAAAACTCAATATGCAACTAATCGTGACTTTAAAATAGCTATACAAGAACGTATAAATAATGCTGCTAAACAAGCAAAAGTTAATTTATCTGATTTTTCTGTTGAGACAGAAAAACATCTTGTACAAAATTTACTTGCAGATGCAGAGTTTGCATTAAAAACTAATCCAAATGCAGTTGGTTGGTATAACGAAAAAGTAACAAAAGCATTAGCCGTATTGTCTCAAGTGCATCCAGAAATAGCTACAGATGCACAAGCAAGATTTGCTTTTATTTGGGCATTAGCTAATACATCTAATGGTTTAAAAGTAGATAAAAATTTTGAATTAGCAGAACAAGCATATGCATATTACGCACAAAATAATGCAATGCCAGTTGATATAGGCATAGGTGATGCAAGTGCTGCAATTAATAACAACATGAAATTGTTTAATAGATTAATGGAAGAAAAAGGGTTTGAAGAATTTGAACAATTTATGAAAACTATGCACACCGTAAAAGAGGTAGAAGCTTTTACTGGTAGTACTGTGTCAGGAGAAAACAAAACCGAAATGGTTTATGGTGCTGCGGTAATGGGGCCAAAAATTGGTAATGGATTTTTTGCTAATTTATATGGTCAATTTGAACAATTAACTATGGATAGATGGTTAATGCGTACATGGGGTCGAATGACAGGCACATTAATAATTGACTATAAAAAACAAGCAAAGACAAAACGTGAACAATTAAAACAATTAATAAAAGGTTTAAGTTTAAAAGATAAAAAAGCTTTTGAAAAAATAATTGGTATAAAAATAAAACTTAGCAATTTAGATGAAGTAGCTGTAGCAATACAAAAAGCAAGTATGAAACCTGCTAATAGAAAAGCAATGGCACAAATTGCAACTATTGAAAATACAGCTAACGCAGACCTTATAACATCTATTTTAGGTACACCTAAGAAAAACATAGAAAGAATAGGTATAGGAGATGAATTGCGTAAAGGCGGTAATGGTTTGGCTAAATTTATTGACGGACAAAAAGAAGCACCTACTGGGCCAGTAGAAAGAAGACAAATTAGAAAAGTTTTTAATCAAGCGTTGAACCTATTGCAACAAAACAAAAAATCGCTTACAATGGCAGATCTACAGGCGTTAGTTTGGTATCCAGAAAAACGTTTGTATGACACTGCTAAACTAAGTCAAGCAGAGCAAACTACAGGTTATCAAGATAATGAAGCACCTGATTACGCCAATGCTGCTGTTAATTTGGCACAGCAACTTGGTGTGTCAGATGTTGACATCCAAACTACATTACAGGAGGTAGACCTTGAACTCGAACGTCAGGCCACTATCGGCACAAGAGGAAGTGAATCTGGAGAAGGAACAGGAGGAGTTATACAACGAGATAATATTGAAACAGACGAAGCAACAGGACTCCCTCTCAACGAAGACGGAACAGTTACCGTCTACCACCACACCAACAAACAAGCAGCAGACAGCATCAGAAAGTCCGGTAAACTTAAAAGTTCTGGAGAACCTGATGTCTACGTTACCACCAGAAATGTCCCAGATACTGGCTATGGTGATACCTCAGTTGGACTCAGAGTCGACCCTACTAGACTTAGTCTCGATGATGAATTCCCAAATGGACGAAGAGATTTCAGACTTTCAGTTGGAAAGCCTAGAGGATCTATTCAAGTAGATGTAATAGATCTTGCAGAACAAAGCAAAATATTTTCTCAACAACAAGTACCTAGTGGTTTTGATGATGCAAGAGGTGGTTTTGACCCTAAAACATTAACTGCATTTTTAAATAAAGAAGCAGATATATCTACGTTTTTCCATGAGACAGCACATTTTATGTTAACTGTTATGGAAGATTTAGTGTTAACAGGGCAAGCAACACCAGACATACAAAATGATTTTAATGCGTTATTAGATTTCTGGGGTGTAGAAAATCTAGATGCATGGAGCAAATTGTCATTAAAAGAAAAAAGAAAATATCATGAAACATTTGCATATAATTACGAAATTTATTTAACAGAAAAAAAAGCAGCACCTAGTGTTGGATTACAAGAAATATTTATTAAGTTTGGAGATTATGTACGCAAGGTTTATAGATTTATTGTTAGCGAATTAAATGAAACATATAAAAAAGAAAATGGTGTAGATTTGCCTGTTTTAACTGATGAAGTTAGGGCTGTAATGGATCGCATGATAGCTAGTGAGGACGCAATACTGCAATCGCAACAAATATACGCAATGAAACCTATGTTTGAAACACAGGAACAAAGTGGTATGGATGATGCTACATGGAACGAATATACAAAAGCTATACAAGAAACACAGGATGCTGCTATAGATTCATTAACTAAAGCAAGTATGGGTCAACTTAAATGGCTTAGTAGAAAAGGTAAATTAATAGAAAGATTACAAAACAGAGAAACAAGAGAAACTCGTAAAAGAGTTATGGCAGAAGAAACTGTTAAGGTAGAAAACGAACCATTGTATAAATTACAAAAGTTTTTAAAAACTGGCGAATGGAATAATAAAAAAAATGACCAATTTAAAACAGCAGAAACTAGCAAAATAGATATTGATAGTTTAAAAAACCTTATGCCGTTTTATGACATGGCATCAGAAATAAAAAAATTAGGTACAGGTAAAAACGGAATGGTTGGTAAGAACGGTATACCAGTACAAATGGTTGCAGAAATGTTTGGTTTTGATACTGCAATAGATATGGTTAATGGTTTAGTAGATTTAGAACCAATTAAAACTGTCGTAACTGAACGTACAGAACAACGTATGTTAGACGAGTTTAGTAATTTAACAGACCCAGAACAACGTGAATTACAAATACAAGAAGCATTACATAACGAAGCAAGGGCTAGATTTTTAGCTATTGAATTTAAATTTTTAACAAAGACTATGCAACCAGTACGTTTTCAAGTAGCTGCTGCTAGACAAGTTGCAAAAGATATATTAGCTGACAAAAAAGTTGGTGACATTAGACCAACAGAATACGCTCGTGCAAGTAAAAGAGCAGTTAAAGATGCAGAAAAAGCTATGCGAGAAGGTGATAATTTAAAAGTTATACAAGCAAAAAAAGCAGAGTTATTGCATAACCAACTTGCTCGTGAAGCTGCAATAATACAAAAACAATTTATAAAAGCAGAAAAAGATTTTAAAAAGTTTTTTGAAAAATCTGATAAAAAAATTGGCGAATTAAAAAATAGAAATATTGACTATATAAATGTTGGGCAAGAAATTTTATCTAGTTTTGGTATTGGTAAACCATTAGAACCGGGAGTAACGTATGTTGACAAATTAAAAGCATACAATGAAGATTTATTTAATCAATTAGATCCAATAATAACTGAACTTAAATTATTACCCGGTAGAGAAGTAAGTGATCTTACATTGCGTGATTTTGATACTTTATATGAATCAATACAATCTTTGTGGTATCAATCAAGGCGTGATCAACAAATGAAAATTGGCAATCAATTAATAGAAAGACAAGCAATAGTTGACGAATTAGTTGGACGTTTAAGCAATATGACAAGTAGATCTTCAATTAATGTAGGTAAAACTAAAGAACCTAGTTTTTTTGAAAAACAAGTTTTAAAATTAGAAGGTTTAAAATCAGCATTAAGACGAGTTGAACATTGGGCCGATGGTTTTGATGGAGATGCAGTAAATGCAAGAATAATAAGAGGTGGTGGTGTGTTAGGTGGCGGTGTGTTTACCACAAAAGACGGTGATGTAGCAGGGCCATTTACTCAATTTATATGGAGAACATTAAAAGATCCGTTAGTGCAATGGAGATCTGAAAGACCAAAATATGTAGGTCGTTATTTGGAAATGTTAAAACAATTAGATTTTGGTAACGACAAAATTAATGCTTACGAATTTGATGACCCTTATATATTTGGTGATAGAAGAGGTAAAGGTAAAGTTGAATTACTTGGAGCTATGCTGCACACAGGTAATAAAAGTAATTTAACTAAATTATTAGTTGGCAGAGGTTGGGGTAATTTAAAAGAAGACGGTACGTTAGACACAACTAAATGGGATGCTTTTGTTAATCGCATGATTGATGAAGGTTATCTTACTAAAAAAGATTTTGATTTTTTACAAGATGTTTGGGATTTAAACGAAGAGTTGTTACCACTTACTCAACAAGCACATAGGGATGTATTTGGATATTATTTTAAAGAAATAGGTGCAACTCCTACTATTAATAAGTTTGGTACATATAGAGGTGGATATGTACCTGCTAAACCAGATGCGATTTTAAATAAAGATTTAAATTTAAAACAAACATTAGATGGTGTATTAGAAGAAATGAGATACTCTGTACCTGCTGTGCCTAGAGGTTTTACTAAGGCAAGAACAGAAGTAAATAGAGCGTTATCTATTAGTTTATTTGATAATGCAAAACATTTAGATGATGCATTACGTTTTGCATATGTACAACCTGCCGTAACTGATTTATTTAAATTATTTAAAAATAAAGAATTTGCTAGTGAAATGAATCGTGTTGATGCTAATGCTATTAATGATATGCTTATGCCTTGGTTAGAAAACGCTGCAACACAACGTACAGCTATAAGAACTGGTTCATTTTTAGATAATTTTTTTACTGCAATTACAAGAAGCACAGGTTTAAATTATATGTTTTTAAGTTTAAAAAACGCAGCACAACAACTTACAGGTGTTTTACCTGCACGATTAAAAGTAGAACATAAATACATGAGAGATGCATTTAAAAGATACACAAGAGAACCGCAAAAAGTTATTGAAGAAATATCAGCTATGTCAGCTTTTATGAAAGATCGCCAAACAAACCAGATGTTTGACATACAAGATACTATGAACCAATTAATTTTAGATCCTAATAAATATGAAAAAATACAAAACTGGTCAGCTAAACACGGATATTTTTTACAACAAGCATTTCAAAATTATGTTGATAGTTTAGTTTGGATTGCTACATATAATCAAACTTCTGCAAACGCTCCAATAAATATGTCAGAAGCACAAGTGCAACAAGAAGCAATACAGCAAGCAGATGCCAATGTACGTTTAACACAAGATAGTTTATTACCAGAAGACGTAGCTGCATATCAAATAAATCAACCTTTTGTAAAAATGATTATGCAATTTACTAGTTATTTCAATACACAAGCAAACTTAAACGCTACACAATACAAAAAAATAGTTAAGGAATTAGGATTTAATTCTAAACAATTTAGTGGTCAAATATTTTTTGCAACTATGTTTGGTACGTTTTTACCTGCAATAGTTTCAGAAGGCATACAAGAAATGGCAGCAGGTGGTTTAGTAGATGAAGATGAAGATGGTTATTTAGATGAAATTTTTGATTTTATTTTCTTTTCTACTGGTCGATATGGAAGTGCATATATACCTTTAGGCAGTACAGTTTTAATGATGCCATTTAATTTATTTGATGACAAGCCATACAATGATCGTATTACATTAAGTCCATCAATATCATTAATAAATTCTACTTTGCAAGGTACAAGCAGATTTATTGTTAATGTTATAGATCCTGATAAAGATGTAAAAGGAAATGATGTAAGAAGTGTTTTAACATTAATGTCGTTATTTACTAAAATTCCTACATATTTTGCAGCTAAACCTATTGGTAATTTAGTCGACCTTAAAGACGGCAGATGGGTTCCTAGAGGGCCAATTGATTTAATAAGAGGTTTAGTAACTGGCCAAAAAGGCCAAGGCAGAAATTAAAGGTGTGACCGTAAAGCAAAGAGTAGTTGGTAACCTTAATAAGATAGTGAATAAGTCTAATTAATGACGATCAATTCGACTACAAGAAAGACGAATGCGTTAGTTGGTAATGGTAATACTGCTACATATCCGTTTGCCTTTAAAGTTTTTACAGACGCAGATGTATTAGTAAAAAAATTAGAAGTAAGTACAAGTATAGAAACTACATTAACTCTTGGTGCAAATAATGATTATATAGTTACTTTAAACTCAGACCAAAACGGTAACCCCGGTGGAAGCATAACACTTAAGCAAGGTGGAAATGATTTCAATTTACCTAGTGGTTTTCAATTAGTTATTACATCTGCATTAGAACCATTACAAGGTACAGACCTTACAAACCAAGGTGGTTTTTATCCAGAAGTTATTAATGACGCTTTAGATAAAGCAGTTATATTACATCAACAACAACAAGATGAATTAGATAGATCAATTAAATTTTCTTTAACTAATACTATTGGTAGTTTAGAAATTACAGAGAATGCTGCAAATCGTGCTAATAAAGTTTTAGGTTTTGATAATTTAGGTGAGTTTGAAATACTCAAAGAATTAGGAACATACCGTGGTGATTGGGCAGCAAGTAGAGCATATGCAGTTAGAGATCTTGTAAAAGATACATCTACAAACAATATTTATTTTTGTAATACAGCACACACTTCACAAGGTTCACAACCACTAACAACTAATACTAACTCTGCAAACTGGGATCTTATTGTAGATGCAGCAGCAGCTACAACGTCTGCAAACAATGCAGCATCGTCAGCTACAGCAGCAGCAACTAGTGAAACTAACGCAGCTAACAGTGCAACAGCAGCAGCTACGTCAGAAACAAATGCAGCAACATCAGAAACAAATGCAAACACACATAAAAATGACGCACAAACTGCAAAGACGGCTGCTGAGACAGCACAAACGGCTGCTGAGACAGCTAAGACAGCAGCAGAAACTGCATTAGATACATTTGATGATAGATATTTAGGTGCAAAAAGTTCTGACCCGGCTACAGATAATGACGGTAATGCACTTATAGATGGAGCGTTATATTACAACACAACAGATAACATAACTAAAGTCTATGATTTAGCTACAACATCTTGGTTAGCTTTAAACATAACTGGAACCGATTTAGCCAATACAAATACAGTTGCAGGTGCAATAGCTAATGTAAACAATGTTGGTGGTTCTATAGCAAACGTCAACACCGTAGCAAGCAACATATCAAATGTTAATACGGTTGCAGCAGATATAGCAAAAGTAATTACGGTAGCAAACGATTTAAACGAAACTGTTTCTGAGATAGAAGTAGCAGCAGCAGATCTACAAGAAACCACATCTGAAATAGATACAGTTGCAAATAGTATTACAAACGTAGATTTAGTTGGAAATAATATCAGCAATATAAATGCGTTAGGTCAAGTATTAGCAGGTCAAACAACATACACAGTTACCGTATCAGGCGGTGTATTTTATATTGATGGCGTTTCTGCACCAACTTTAAATTTAATTAGAGGATATACATATATATTTAATCAAGCAGACAACACAAATAATAATCATCCACTAGCTTTTAAAGATGCAAGCGGTAATTCATATACAACTGGAGTAACAGTAAATGGTACAGCAGGTCAAGCAGGTGCAAACGTAACTTTTGTTGTACCTGCAAATGCACCTGCATCATTACGTTATTACTGTACAGTGCATGGCAATGGCATGGGTAATACTATTGCTGTTGGTGATGACAACATTGGAGTTGTAGCAGGTAGCATAGGCAATGTAAATACTGTTGCAGGTGACATTGCAAACGTAAATAATGTTGGCGGTAGTATTGCTAATGTCAATACTGTTGCAAGCAATATAAGCGGTATAAATGATTTTGCAGCTAGATATAGAGTTGGCCCTACAAACCCAACAACTGATCTTGATAATGGTGATTTATTTTATAATACAAATTTAGGAAAATTACTTGTATACAACGCAGGTACTAGTGCATGGGAAGAAACACAAACTATTGGTAATTTCTTTATAAATACTATTAGTCAATTTACTGGTACTGGTGGTAATAGTGCAACGTTTAATGGTGTTGCATACAAGTTTACCTTAAGCAATGCAGGTCAATTTGCACAACAAATGTTGGTAAGTATCAACGGTGTTGTACAAAAACCTAATAGTGGATCAAGTCAACCGGCAGAAGGTTTTGCTATTAGTGGTAGTGAAATTATATTTGCTGCTCCACCTCCTACTGGTGCAGATTATTTCATTATTACAATTGGTGCGACAGTTAGTATTGGAACACCAAGTGCAGGTTCAGTTGGAACTACAGAATTAGCAGACGAATCAGTTACGTTAGCTAAATTAGAGCATGGAACACCGTCTACTGATGGCAAGTTTTTAAGGTCTAATAACGGTGCAGATCCAACATATGAAGCTGCATCTTCTCCTGAGATATATGGTTTTAATACTGACACAGATCCTACAAGTAATACTTATGGGCATCTAATAGTAACCACCACAAACGGTGGTGTGGACAATATATCTGGGGCAGTTTATGATGCATTTGAAGATGTAATATATGCTGCTACAGGTTTCACTTTCACCAAAAATGCGAGTGGTAATTTAATTGCAACTATTTAATTATGGCAACTATTGATTTAGGCAAAATTAAACAAGTCTGGCGAGGAACGTACAACAGTGCTAATTCATATACTGCTGACGATCTCGTTGCCTATACAGACAGTGGTATTACATCCACATATATAGCTATTGCAGCTTCAGATAGTAGCAATCAGCAAGTACCATCAACAAGTGGAACTGCTACTGCCAACTATTGGGAGTATGTAGCAAAAGGTGTAACTGATCCTATACCTACACAAGATTCTAATACTAACGGTAAATTTTTACAAAGTAATGGGTCGGCATTATCTTTTCAAAGTGTAGAAGCATTTGTATCTGGCATGATATTAATTTGGTCAGGTGCTGCAAACGCTATACCAACTGGTTGGGTTTTATGTAATGGTTCAAACAGTACACCAGACTTACGAGGTAAGTTTGTTGTTGGTTATCACGATGGTGATAGTGATTACGATGTAGGCGATACAGGTGGAGCAGCATCAGTAACTCTAACAGTTGATCAAATGCCTGCACACTCACATACAGCAACTACAAAAGGTACTTCTGGAAGTCACTCTTGGACACAATTTGGTGCAGGTAGAAACGATTGGAACTATCCCGGAGAAAACTCCAGAGGATCTGCAACTACAGCTGATACTGGTGGCGGTCAAGCACACGAAAACAGACCTCCATTCTATGCCCTTTGCTACATTATGAAATCTTAATCATGAAATTTAATTGGAAGCTTGCAAGACTTTATCTTTACCCTTGCGGATACGACATTATCGCAGCTAACTATCCTTATGCATCAGGTGGTGATGCTACAAAAAAAGCTGCAATAGATGCACACATTGCATTAGTAAATACTGCAATACCAGAAGATTCTACTGAGTATACAGAAGCAGAACTTTATGCAAAATTTGAATCAATCAAAGATGATGCTGCGTTTATAAAAATGAATGACAACAACTACTGGTACAAAAACATTTATTAATTAAATGGCATTAACTAAAATTTCTACTGATGGCGTTAAGGATGATGCTATAACAAAAGCAAAAATCCCTGCGGATCAAATAGAAGCTAGTGAACTGGCTAACAATGCCGTAGACACTAATGCTATACAAGACGAAGCTGTAACATTAGCTAAGTTAGAACATGGTGATGCTAATAATGATGGCAAGTTTTTACGAGCAAACAATGGAGCAGATCCTAGTTATGAAGCTATTGCTCAACCTGACTTAACAAATTTAAGTGCTAGTAATCTTACGTCAGGTACAATACCAGACGCACGTTTTCCGTCTGCGTTACC